GTCGTATCGCGTGACTGCCGAGCCTCAAGCATCATCTCTTCGAAAGACGCCTTCTCACCCGCCATGTGGCCAAACTCCTCAGCGTCACGCAATTTGACGCGCATTGCCAATTCGTCGAGATCGCAATCCGACGGCTCGCGATAGAGACCAAGGCACAAGTGACCGTTATTCGCTTCCAGCCCTCCGCAACAGTCGTCGAAGTGCTGCGCGACCGACCATAGATGAGAATAGAAACCCTGGCCTTTTGTGCCCGGCTTGTAGTTGAAGCCCTGTTCCGCAGGCAGGTGGTATTGCTCGACAATGAACCGCCGCACGGCTATATCGATGTCCATGTGCTGGACGAACGGTACGCCCGTTTCGCGGTTGAAGCCCTGCAATTCGTACTCTTGCGTGAAGAGATGATAGCGGCCTCGCTTGACGTACTTACCCTCGCGATTCTTCACCCAATGCATGGTCTTTTCCTCTTCAGGACCAAGTACCGCATCAGGCTCTTTATCCACGGTGATAATCGGCGGGACCGGATGTCCGGGCCAGATAATCCGGACGTTGGGCTTGCCGTTGAAAGCAAGCCCCGCAATCCGGTTTATCCTGGCCTGGAAATCCTTCAGACGCTCCGCTGACCACGGAGACATCAGGTTTTCATCCCACGTTTTCAACGGAGCGTCGAACACGGGATGATTGTTGCTTGAAGTTGGAATGATGATCATCTATTGAACTGTGTACTGTAGCCGGCCCATGCCAACCACGAATGTAAGTTCAGTTCCTGACGCGGCCCTTTGAACGCGCACGTAAACATCCGTTTCAGAGTCGATCATTTGGGCATTTTGCAAAGGAACTAATTCGGCCAGACCGGCAACCGGCTTGACAGCATGGGCCGCAAGGATATTGTCGTAATTTGGCGAGTTGGTCCCAACACTGAAGATCGCTGTCAGTGAAATGGAATCCGCCGCATAAGTTTCTACAGTTACAAACACGGGAGATATATGATTACCCGACGGAAGGTCGGACTCATCAAATATCTTGGTATTCGCAACTGTCTTGCCATCGATCGGCTCCAAATCGCCAGTTACTTCAAGTAAAATACCGCCTATGGCCACCTAGACCTCCTTTTATCGTGGGGCGCAAATCAGGAATATATCCACCTGACCAATGGTATTGCTCACCGCCGACGTGAAAACGCCAGCAAGGGTTATCGTCACACTAGACGCACCCTCCGCAGGCACATCATGCGTGACCGGTCCCCAAACACCCTTGATGAGTTTTTCACGCTTCGGAGTAATGACGGCGGTATCGCCGCTGAGCTGACCAGCAGCAATGCGCCAATGTTCAATAGCAAATCCCGAGATGGATAATTTGCTTTGGTTGTATTCAACGTTCGTTATATTGCTGGTTGCAACCGAGGCCATGAGCCCTCCTTTGTGAAAGCGGGGCGCTTCGGTTAAGAAACGCCCCGATGTTCGATTAAGTAATGGGCTGTGGCCCGATAAGCCACACCTCGACTGGACCGATGGTATTACTGATCGCCGACGTGAAAACACCGGCAAGGGTTATCGTAACGCTGGACGCGCCGGAGGCTGGTAACGTGTGAGTTACTGGCCCCATTACCCCTTTGATCAGTGGCAACCTGATTGGATCGGAAAGGACCGCCGTGTCACCGCTTAACTGCCCGGAGGCAATGCGGAAAACGACAACGGGAATACCTCCAGGCCAGGTCAACGCTGACCCCTTCGGAGGACTTCCGGTGATTTGACTGGTTATATTAGATATATTCGAAACCGCTACTGAAGCCATGAAAACCCCTTTGCTTGCTGATCCTTACAGCAATAAAAAGAGCCTACCGTGCGATAGGCTCAGAAATGAATCTTGTTGGCTAGTTGGATCAGTTAGAAGTAGCGTTGAAGATAATTGATAGCCGCAAGAAGTAACTCAGGATTGTCTTTAAATGCCCCTAGACCATTGTTACAACCAAAGCATAGCAGTCCGCGAATAGCGCCAGTAGAATGTGAGTGATCAACATGTAACTGGCCTTTTTTACTGTGATTTGGCTTATGACAAATGGCGCATACGAAACCCTGACTTTCCGCCATCGCCTCATACTCCTCAAGGCTAATCCCGTAAGTCCTGCGCAAATGGGATGCTCGACCATTACGGTAATCAGCCTCAGGATTCTCTGCCCGCCAACGCCTATCAAGTGCTCTGTGGTGTTCACACGAAGCCTTGTGATAAGAACACCTTGCACGTTCCTTTGCCCTTTCCCGATATTCGACACTCGACGCTTGCCGCACATCCTGATAAGTACGCGTTCTAACTCGAACACGCTTAAGCTGCTCAGCTTTATCCGGACTTGAAGCTAAGCGACGGTAATATCGTCGCTGTCTTTCGATCCGTTTTTCAGGATTAAGCTTTTCAGTTTGCCTACTAAGCCGCTTACATTCCTTACAATATTGATCAAGACCGTTTTTGCGACGTTTGTTTTTAGTGAATGACGATGCGGGCTGAAAGCCACAGCGAGCACAGTGCGCTAACGCTTCTGACATTGTAACCATCCTTCGTTACATCCTATTTGAGGAGTGAGTGGAAGCTGGTAGGATTAACCAGCTTGTCGGGTGTACAGCCCTATCCACTCACTTATAACTATATACTACCTACTATCTTACCACACTATACCAACCCACTAAACAACGTTAGTCCTTTATAATCAAGTATAAGCGAGCACTTGAGTTGGCAATCCCGAGGTAGCCGCTCTCTTGATCAAGGAATAATTGCGGGGTTGACTGGCCCCATTTTGATAGGCAACACCTATCGCCCCAACATTCGCCGTGCTCCCAACACCGTTGGTGCCCATCTTGCGGTACATTTTTATCCCATCGGTTTCATATGCACCAAATTCCTTCTCTTCGATCTTGAAGACGTCCGCCGACTTGTTGAAATAAATGCGGTCCTCGCAGGCGTCAACAGCCTTGTTGAACGTGAGATTTCCGAAGCCGAAACTCTGGAAACTGCCGTCAAACTTGGTGTCGCCCGGGCCGAAACGCTTGAGGTTTTGACCCAAACGCTTGAGCGCGGCCCACTGCGAGACCGGTAGCCAGCAAGTAATGCCTTCCATCGCGCCGTCCATAGTGTCGCCGCGAATTTCAAGCAGGCTCACCGCCTGGTCGAAGTCGGAGACCGTGATCGCCGCGTTGGCGAGATCAACCACGTTCGCCTTGAGTTCGGGATAGGTCGCGCGACTCAGCAACTGGAAGTTGCCTGTGTCGTTGGTGACGATGTAGGCGAGGCCGCGTGGGAAGTTGTCGAGCGAATTCGTCTCAACGATGAAATCGCCATCTGTAACATCGGCGGCTACGAAGCCGACAAAAGTACCCGTGGCGGTCGTGGCGGTCTTCGAACTGAACCGGACCTGGCCGCGAACGGCGCGCGTCGAGCCGTTGATGAGGTCGTAAGTCTCGCCGAGTTCGACCCACACTGCGCCTTTTGTCGAGCCGAAGGACGACGCGGCAGCCGTACGAAAAGTGATGGTTGACGATGAGGCCGAGGCGGCCGTGCCTTTCAGCCCGGAGCCGTCGCCAAAGGTGATGCGCTCGAGGTTCTTGGTGAGCGCATCGGCGATCTTAGCCAGATAGCCAGAGATACCGTCAATTTGGGTATATTCCGAACCCGCGTTCAAATTGCGGATCACGCGATCCGTGAGTTCGTAAGGTAAGGCTACTTCGGCCGGGTAGACCCACATATCATCGTAGGTCGGGTTACCGGGAGTATTGAACGAGAACCCCTCAGTACCCGCGGTGACGCCCGTTGCGCGCCGCAGATGATTCGGTACTCGCTCGCCCTTTCCGTTCACGAAGTCGCGTTTCTTGCGCTTCGCGATCGACGTATAGGCGTTCTTCTGATTCTCAAACTGAGTCTGCAAGTCAGACACAGCCTGATTCAGAGTTGGGCCTATTGTCGCAATATTCGTTTGTGACATAGTTTCCCCCGCATACCCGAGGCGGGAGACCGTTTATCCGCCCATCGCCTGACGCCTCGCGCGCAGATCGGCGGCGAGTTGCTGCTTGCGCTCTTCGCTCATACCGAACCGCATTCCTGTTGGTGGAGGCGAATAGGCTGGGGGCGGATTCCCGGTGGAATTGTCCCCGGCGGAACCAATCTCTATCCTCGGTTTTGCATCTTGGATCTGTTGCTGCTGGACAGCGCGCGCCCCGCCGAGGCGGCGAGACCATTGACCTGCGCGTTCAGTGACGCGATCACCGAACGCCTTTTCGAGTTTGCGCTCGAGTTTGCCGATCTCGACCCTGGCCTGACTGGCTTTGAGCCGATCACCGGCTGCCTCGTATTCCGCAAGCCTGTAATGCCACGCGGAGCACTCACTGGACGCTTTTTTAAGCGCCGGGTCTTTCTGCAGGTCGTTCGCGCTGCGACTGATGATGTCTTCCCAAACGTCGGTGTTATCCCCTTCGTCCGCGAAGAACGTCGCAGTCTGTTTCAACTTGGCGAATTGGGCATTGACTACGCGATCTTGAGCCTCGGTCATGCTTTGCTGACCGGCCGTCTCAATTCGGCGCTTTGCCTCGAGTCCACGCTCTTTCGCTGATTCCTCGTCCCTCCGGCGCTGCTCTTCCGCGTACTTGCGGTTTTCAAGCTGCTCCTTGCGGTCTTCGAGGAGTTCGCTCTTGGCTTCGTCCGACATGTAGGCCCATTCGGCTTTCAGGCCCGGACGGGTACTCATGAGCGAACGCAGCGAGTCGTGGTATTCGGGGTTGACGCCTTCGAATAACGCGGGATCAATACCCCCAGACTGCGTGATAAGTTCACGCGCCTGGTCAGGCGACTGAATCTTTTGATAGGTTTCGAGCAAGTTCGGGTCGAGACCGAGGCGTTCACGAAATAACTTATGGCCAAGTGTTTCCTGGCCATACGGTATATCGAACGCCTTCAGCAGGATCTCGTCGAGCGTACCCAGGCTCTGCTCGGCAAGTCTCTCGACAAACGGCGCTGCCGTGTACTGCGGCAATCCTGATTGATCGAAGACTTGCTGGCCGTCCTCGCCCACAACAGGCGCGAATAGATTCGTCGCCAGTTGAAGCAGAGGCTCGACCGAATCCCATCCGCCCATCTGTTCGATTGTCTCGATAGCCGGCTTGAAGGGTTCGAGCGCTGCCAGTTGCTCTATCCGTTCATTCTGTTCGCCTATCCGCGATCTGGCTCGCTTCCAGTTTTCGGCGCGCTGTTCCCCCGGCAATTGCACGAAGGCTTGTTCATCAGGAAATTCATCCTGATTGGCGATCACGGTCTCATCGCCCTGGATTTGATCAGTCGCGGGCTGGCCAGGAACGGTCCCAGCCTGTTGAATCGCATCAGCAGCAGGTGTCGAATCTGCCACCGGCGCTGGAGTTGCGCTCGGCGCTTCCACGGATGCGGGTGCGGAAGATTCGGACGAAATTGACTCCATTGTGTAACCCTGAAAATGAAAAAGCCCGCAGAAACGGCGATTTGCCATTCCTGCGGGCCTAAGTGATCTGTTTCGCGTACTGCCTAAGCAGGACGCGGATTTAACTTAAGACTGCGATTCGTCGTAATTAAGTTCTATGATTTGTAAGATAACGTCGTGATCTACCTTCTTTTTCAATAGGTCTTCTACTAACCGCAAGACTTGATAGGAGCGCAAGAGGGATTCATGCCATCCCTTGCACCCGCTGTTAAAATCTTCTTCAATGTCCTTCCGATCAAGTCTGGTCGGATGTGTCTTTGGAGCCATCAGCGAGTTCATTCAATTCCGCTTCAAGTTCGACAATCTCTTTTTTTAGACCGCCGGTAATCAGTCGAAAGCCTTGATAGAATAGGCGCAGAACGCGCAACAGGAGCCGCTTTTCGCTCATCCTCTCACTGCTCACTTATCAGCAATTCCTTTAGTCGCCGATCACTGCCGGGGCGCAATCCATACTCGTAATCACGTAGGAATATCCACGCCTGCTTGTTCCATCGTGCGTCCGCCAGCGCGTGATGTTCGCCTTTGCCTTGTTCTGGCAGGGGCGGATTGCCTAGATCGTCACACCATTGCTTGATGTCTCGGGTATACATCGGCCAACCCTTCGGCAAATCCATCATTGTTCCAAACAGTTGACACAGTGCAACGTGATCATATGCGCTGTAATAGCCCCACAATTTAGGCTTGCCGTGTTTTTCAACATTGCAAAAGTCCTTCAGGGCAATCGCGATCTCTACAGGAGCACGCCAACAAGTTTCCTTGTTCAGCCTCCCCGGCGTCCATCCGTCTGCGAGCAGTTGACCTTCGGGATTGAGCCGCAAACCTTCCTCGCCTCCGCGAATTACGAGCAGATCCTGGAGACGGGGAAAGACATTGTTGATAACCCATTCGTTAGCTTTCCAGAATTGAGCGGTGTAATTTTGCAGATACAACTCGCGCCCATCTTCGGCCACGATACCGATTGACATTAACTTGATTGTCTCTCCGTCTTCGATAAATTCCGTATCGTACCAATAGCGCATTAGCTCTTCCTATCCTTCGCCCGCTCAAAGAACACCATGAACTCATCACCGCATTTCGTGCCAGGCGGCAACATCTCGGCGCGAACATGGAAAGCGTCAGTCATTGACCATTGATCGGCCTTGGGCTCGACCACGCGCACGTAAAAACTGTGCTCGATCTCGTACTTACACAAAAGCTGCGTAGCGCCTGCCTCGTCTATGAACTGCTTGGCGTCTACCATCTTTTCGCGTTTTGTATCGGCTTCAACTCTTACTCTCACTTTTATCTCCTCGATTCATAAGGCCAATATATTACAGATGGAGCGACAAGCGATGTTGTCTGCGAAACTATATCAATGGCGACATTGGCGCGCGGCTCCACTCTTCGCTGTTCATACTCCACCCGCCTACGCTCGGCTTCTTCAGCGCGCAACTTTTCAACGTCAATCCCTTGGAGACTTTTATCAAGATCTTCGAAAAACTCAGGTCTTTTCATAGGCTATTGAGATAGCGAAAGACGCGCGCGCAGTAAAACGAGTATCGCCAGGAATGCCCAGCCGACCGCGCGCAACGGACGCCCTTGATGTACTCTCGAATTCGCTTCGGAAGAATCTGATCCCAGATAGACGGCGAACGTTCCGCCTCGCGAAGCCGAATTGAATGCAAACGCGGAATATCTGCGCCTCCGTCTAATTTCGGCCATTTCTTGCTAGCGAACGTCATCGAATACTCGTCTCTAAGAGGGTTCATATGGATGCTACAGCCGCCCGCCGTTACCAATTTTGCATCCCTCGGCAGCATTATCTTTAGAGTAAATAGAAAGGCGTCAAAATCAACTTCCGAACTGGGAGGACCTTCGAGCGGAACAACCGCAAAACCGCAGTCTTCAAACATCTCGTAGTATTCGGCGCAATTAAAGTGTTTTTCCAAGATTGATCGCATTACATCCCAGCCATCGCCGGCGCTTGCGGCCTCGGATTCATCGGCACTTTCTGCCCCGACATATTGCCCTTGGCCTGTTGCTTCCGGCTGTCCTTTTCAGTCTTCTTCGGCTGATTCGGACCTCCACCCTCTACCCCTTCCTCTCCCATCGGCGGCGCCGCCATCATCGCCATCGCGTTCATTATCTGCGCTTCCTGCGCCGCGGCTTCAACGTGTTTACGGACCAACTGTTTCAGGCAGGCCCGAGTCAACTGATCAGCCTCCTTGATCTCGTCATCAAGGAACATATCGCGCAGGCATTTGATCGCGACCATGTGCGCCGGCTCTTCGATCTCAACCGGCGGCTGCAACCGCTCAACGATCTGCATTGCCAGGGCGTCAAGCGGATCAACCGGCATCGGCATGCCCGTCATCGGGTCAACGTCGGCGGGACTCGTGAAGGCGAGCGGGTCCATTGCCGCCAACATCGTCATCTCTTCAAGCAACGGCGCGTAACCCGGCGCCAGTTCCTGAATCTGATCCACTCGCTGGCGACACAGAAGCGCGGTCGGCTCAAACAGGTCACCCTGGATATCGATCTGGAAAGCCTCAGTGGCCTGCTCGACAAATTCGGGCGCCGCCTGCATTGCCACAAGTAGTCCCTCTATCCCGCCAAACATCAACAGCAAACCCTTGATGGCTTCCTGTTTGTCGCCGCGGGTGTTCGGCATCCACGAATCGCGCACGGCCTCGAAGCGTACCTGGCCATTGGCGAAATCGGCGGCGCTCAGCCATATGCCGCCCTGTTTGCCACGCTTGCCTTGAGTCGGCAGATACCGCGGCTCGACGTAATGCTTCTTCGCCAGGTCGAAGAGCACATATGCGAACCTGACATCGGCGTCACCTTTCAAGCTAAATTCAGGCGCATTGTGTTGCTGGGATGCGCCGACCATCTGCTCGACGCCTGTCGCCGTCTTGCTGTCCATTCCCGGCACACCCTCATTCACCAGGGCGCCCATCGAAGTTTGCATGTTCGAATCAAGTTGCTCGATGTACCAGGGAATATGCGCCGGGATCTGGCCCGGGTCCATCTGCTTCACCAACTGCTCGATGCGCGCGCCTTCCGGCCGATTGCGAAGGCTAACCGGGACCGACATTTGCGGCTGGCCGAGCTTCTTGACGTGATCGCCTTCGATCGCATCTTTATCATAGAGCCATCCGCCAAGGGCCGCCGTCCGTAACTGCGTAAAGACCAAAGACAGAATCAAATTCCATTGCCGTTGCATCTCAACGGCATCTTGAACGCCAAGGCCAAGGCCGGTGAACAGTCGCAGATGGTAGGGCGCCGTGACCCATCGCTTTTTGTGGTTCTCGTTCTTGACCTGGAGCGGGGCGTCAATTCCATCGCAAAGCGCAACGTACATCCCATCGGGGAATGCGTCAGTCGCCTTCGTGCCCGCCGGAATGGTCTCACCTGCGAGCGTGACCGTATCCGATGGAAAAACATACTCAGCGTACATGCACGGCTGAAACCACCACATCGTAAGGTCGCTATAGGGCTGTTTGCCGCGGGAAGCTACGCTACTCGCTGAACTGCTATTTGTCGCGACCGATGACCGCATAGCCTCTTCGTAGGCCATACCGGGGTCGCGCTTCTTCGCGTCCTGCGCCGACGGGATCTTGAGTTTCGGCCACTTTTGCTTGAGTTCTTCGGTTCGAATCCGCCGCTTCCAACGTCCCCAAGGCGACTCCTCGAACGAGCAGGATATTTCGTGGCGTATCTGCGAATAGGGAACGCTAATCGCTTTCAAGTTACCGAGCTTGTATTCCTGCTGACCGACGACGACCTCGATCAATTGCTCACTGGCTGGCGTAACTACGACGTCGGGACTTCCGCAGATTCCTTGGGATCCATCGTCTCCGAAGACTGGACCGGGGCAAACAGCCTGCCTATCACTCGCATATGCGCCAGTTTGATCGCTGCCCATTGCCGCCTGGCCCAAGAAGCCTTGATCGTCTTCCGAGCTGAAGCCTGCCGCTTGATCGGCTCCGTCAAGCGCACCCATTCCTCCGCCGAGATATAACCCCGATTGCGCTGTTGCATTTAACTCCCCACTATCATTGACCAGTCCGTCCGCATACGCTTCAGCGCCAAATCCCGCCGGATCTGCCACTTGAACATCTCGGCTAAGATTCGGATCTCCCTCTCCAATCCCAAATTCTTTGGGACTTCCGACATATCCGCACTCTCGACACTCTGCGCTTGCTTCTGTTCTGAAGGGTTGCTGTTCGGTAATTGGTTTGTATCCATATCCGCCATCCTCCGCGCTTTCGTCGTAATAGCCATACCTGGCGTAAGTGCCATGCACGGCCGCCGCGACCGATTCCTGCTGCCGGAATTTCTCCGTGTAGACCATCGGAGAAACGGACGAATACCACTGATCGGCTGACTTGGCCGAGGCGACCGACTCGTCGCTGTCATCCCCGCCAACGGCGTCAATCTTGGTTCTCGACGCCACCCATTTCGACTGCAGAACGTGAAAATAGAAGCCAAGTTTGTTCTGGCCTCGAATGTTCGCGGTCGTGCTCTCAGGAAGTGGCACAACATCCCAGCCCCAGCCGCGATGCTTCTTCCGAAGCATATTCTTGCCCTCGATCATCAGATTTAGGTATGCCCACAAAAGCGCAATCTCTTCCCACTCTGCAGCGTGAAGTTGCTCCAGCTCCTGACACTTCGTCCGAAGCCATTCCTCGAACGGCGGAAAGGATTTGCCTTCGTCGTCGAGATACTGCTTCAACGGCTCAGCGGGCGCCAGATTGGGTTCGGATTCGGTCGGAATGGCTAATGCGTATGACAAATCAGTAATTGTCCGTCAAAAATGACTGTGCGATAATGCGTTTATGTCTACAGTAAACGCGAAAACACTCAACGAGGTGATTAAAGCCGGAATGAATGCGCCCGGCTATTGGCAATTTCTCTTCGACGAACCCGAACAGGTCTACAATGACGCGAACGACCCGCCCACTCATAGACCCAACGGCCATTGGCAATGGATACCATCGGCTCAAGAGCTTTACCTTGAACAAATGTTAGCGCCCACGGCATCCAGACTCCTCGATCGAAAGCGCGGACAAGAAGTCTCGTCCAAGGGCTTTCAGATTCCGCAAGCGCTCATGAAGCGGAGCGACCCCGAATAATAAAAACACCATGAACAAAAAACCTTCAGACAAGAAACAACCCAGAGGTGAACCGTGGATCGGCATCTGTCCAGCCTGCAAACGATTCCACCGTGATCAGAAAAACTGCGCAGCGATTACGGCCCACATCCTTGAAGAGGAAAGACGGAAGTCCAAGAAGTAGCTTCAAATGGCCGCCCGACTTTACTTAATCACTTGATGCTTCGCAACGTACTCTTGTTCCGCATAGGCGCGCGCCGAGCCTTCGTCTATCTGCAACTCGCGCATGATGTAGTCCGTCTCTTCCCTCATCCAAGACTCTTTGTAAGCCTCCTGGGCCTCGGAGCCCAGCGCGTTGTAAGGCGTCAGGATTTCAGGCATGGGAGCGGAGACTAGGGACTCAGCGACCGGAGCGACGTTGTTCTTGACGAGAAGTCTATCTAAAAGCGCATCTTCTCGAGCGCGGGCCGCCTCTGCCGCCTCGCGTATGTCTCGCTCGGCCTTCTCAAGCCGCTCTTTGAGATACGCGATTTGCTGTTCAAGCGCCTGGACATGCGGGCGAAGATAAATCACTCAATATTCATAGCGCCGTAACCGGCCGCCAGTGTGGCATCTTGAGCCGTAAACAGCGCCTGAACCGACGCCACCGTGGTCAAGCCATTGAGGTTCGTGTCGGTCAAAATGCTAAGCGTGTTGCCGTCGTCGAGCGCCGGCAGAACTATCATCTGCAGCGTCTGCTGCTCTTCGACATCGAGACCGGTAAGCGCTGCCACGCGCGCGCGAAAAGTCGCGAACGTGTTGGCGCCGTTGACCGTCGAGTCGACAATGCCGATCTTGACGCCCTGATTCAGTCCGGACAGCGCGCGCTTTACGTGTTGCAAAAAGTCTACGTTCATTTACTTTTCCCCTTTTTTCGATTTCTTCTCGTCAGCGGGTATCACCAACGGCTGTTTGGCCGCCGGCGCATACATTTCGCGGTACGCTTGCGCAACGCATCGCTCCTGCATGTTCGGCTCTATTCTCTGAATAGCCTCGGGATGCTGCTCATGGGCGCGTACAAGGGCATACCAGGACTCTTTATTCGCGATACTGCCCCATGCCGCCGTCTCCCCGGTATTCGCGGCCATAATTTCATATGCGCGCTGGGCGCATTCTTGAATTTGATCAGGTGTCATCGTTACTACTCCTCGATAATTTAAGTCTGGATAGGTGACCTTAGTTAAAAATGGGCAGCTATCCGCTCTATAACAATGCTCACTTGGGCGCTTCGTAAGGGTATGGCGTCTCTTCGTAAGGGTATGGCCATGTACCATCTGGATCATCGGCCTGCATCTTTCTCTCTGAAGGCGCGCCATTCACCTTGGCCCCCGCATATGTTCCATTGAGCGCCGCCTGAATTACTCTCTGCCTGTTGAACGCATTCGCCGGCGGTTTCATCCCGTTCTTGCGCCATTCGTTGCCCGACATTCGGATCGGTCTGAAGTAGTCATCCAGGAAAGTGGGACCGTACTCGCCATGCCCAAGAACCACATCCAGGGCAATGCAGACCTTGATGCCGTTTTCCTTGCAGTTCAACCAAAAACCAGTGTCCGGATCTATTCGCCCTTCATCCCATCCGCCGTTCGGGTCTGGCTTCTCCCATAACCACGGCTTTTTGATACGCTCGAAGACCGACGCGCGGAAAAGGGTCATCCCGAAGTGCGCGAACCAAACCGGCGTCAGAGGCCGGGTGAGTTCGAATTCACCACTGTCAGAATTCGCAATCAAGAATCCGCCCTCACGCTGTAACTGCAGCGGAGCGATAACATCAACATCCGGATTTTCCACCAGCAACGTCACGAGTTTGGCAATGTCGTTCTCATTCGGCGCCGGACAGAACAGGGAGTCATAATCAAAGGTCAGGATCGCATCCGGGTGCATCTTCAGCGCCTTCTCTATCGCCTCGGTTATGTGATGATGCCAGTAGGCGCCCTCGATAGAAAAGAATGGCACGTTCCAAGCCATGAGCGCCGTCTGGATCGTGACCATCGTGCTAACCGGCCCCCATCGCGGCGTACTCATACAGGCGGCAAACATAATTCTGCCTTCCTGCTCACGCCTGGCCTTCGCGTCGATATATTCCTGTTCTGTAAAGCCGCCGAAGAGTTCGCCCGACGGTTGCGGCGCGGGCTCTTGCTGCTCATTCTTGACCGGGATCATTGCGCCGAGGCTGTCGAGAAAGTTTCGCGGCGCGGCCTCTTCCCCAAGCAAATGACAGAGATCATTGCGCACACACACCAGATTGCACCAAGTCTTGCACACGACCTGATAGCCACGCGCCAGGGCGACGTGATGGATAGCGCGCTCGCCAGCCTGGCCTTCACCGCCAATGGTGGGAATGAAATCAGGGTCGGCGTTCGGATCGTATTCGCAGATGACAACGCGGGGTTGATAGTCTAAAAGCTGATTCCACAAGTGGTAGTCTTGCGAATCCGTGTCAATTACGAGTAGGTCAAAATCGTGAGGTAATTCAGGATAGGCAGCGAAGGTTTGCGAAAAACTGGGCTTACCAAACGAGGCTCCAACTGACAGACAGGTAGTATGAACATCGGGGTTATTCTTATATAATTCAGCCAGTTTCTTATATTGGCCTTGATCTGCCTCGATCTGAATACTACTCCAACCTTCTTCGATCAGCTTGCGCGTATTGCTGAAGAAAACGCCATCTGCGGCGCCACACTCAACGCACCATTTGTTCTCAACACCTATCCTCTCAAAGATGGCCTCAATGATTCCATCCTCCCCGAATTGTGAATAAACGTTCTTGTACTTGATTGACTTAGCAAACTCTGTGAAATTCACCATTTTGGGTCTTTATACGCCTCTCTCCACGGGTCATCGTTCGGGTCAACTATCTCAGTTGACCAATTCTCCACGCGCGTCTGCTCTTTCTTCCGCTCGGACAGTTTGACGTCGCGAATAAACTCGCCGATGTCGCGTTGAAAGCCGGGCGGGCGGTTATCAAGAGCCTCACGCTTTAAGCCGTCGGGTAGCGCGAGTTCGATCTTTTCGGCTTCAGTAAGGGGTGTCGGCTCCGGTCCCCACTCTGCGGTAATGAATCGCGTCGAGTCGCAGGTGTCCTCGAACGCTTTGACCGGTTGCTCATCCTGCAGGCCGGTATCTGTCAGCTTTACCTTGCGATACCGCCAGGCTAAGACCTGTTCGCGATGAGTCTTCAGCCCTTTGTCATCGCGTGGGGAAATGAGCTGATCATCATCCACCACGTCGAAGAAGTGCGGCCGGCCGACGGCGTAGACGCCTTCCTCGATTTCCTCGTCATCAATGAATGGATGCGGCTTTGTCTTATCCCTGCGGAGGTAGTGCTGCCACTGCGAAATGCCGTCGTGCTTTCCACTTTGACCGGCGATGAATGGCAGATTGTGCTTGGCGCGCAATGTCATCCTCTCGCTCTTCGCTTCGTGCGATGCGCGCCAGACTTGAATCAATTCCAATTCGTCAAAGGGACGACCGCTGGCGGCATCTGGCTTCATTGCGGCGATGACCTCATCGGCCATATCGTCGAGCAAGGGCTCAGTAAAGGTCATACCGCGGTATCGAAAGCGCAGGCCCGGGGCCCTGCTATTGACCGCGCTCGTCGCAATCCAGGTCCATGCGGATATGTGGCCTTCGGTAAAACCAATGTCGAGACCGCAGGCTCTTTCCCAGTGCTGCGGGATGTAGCGAACGCCGAAGACCTTTTGAAACTGCGACCAGGTGATGACGTGTAAGCGCTCGTCGTACTCTCCAATTACGCGCCGCTCTTCGATCGCGCTGAAATCGTGCTGATACTCTGCCAAGAAAGACTCTCGCCCCGAGTCGTCTAGGAACTTCTGGCAGGCGTCCAAGTCCATATCTGGCCAGGTCGGAACGCCCTTCGTGATCACGTTGCGAGGCCCGCTCTCTGTGCTGCGCGTCTCGATTTCAACATCTTTGAACGCCGGGAATGGGCCAGAGACCTTGCGCCGACTTAGAACGCTGCTCTTGCGTGTCAGAATCTGATTGAAGACCGAATTACGATGAATCAAATTCTGCGCGCCGAGAATGACTGTACTCTTTCCACCGGCGGGTATGATCGACCGCGAGATGGCGGCCAGTTTGTTCTCGACCACAAGTGGCGAATCTGAGTGATCGTCAACGTCGTCAAGGATAATCAGTGTCGGCCGCGTCTCGCCGATCTTCCCACCACGGATCCCTTCATCAAGGCCGAGCGGTCGGATCGCCCATCCGCCATCAGTGATCAGAATTTCTTGCGACCACCCGTACTGATTGCCGAACTTGCCGACCATCGGCTTGCGAAGGTGCGGAAATGTCTTCGCTATGTTCTCGGTCTCAATCCGCTGGCGAATGGATAAAACGTGATCTTTGGCCTGGCGCTGAGTCCCGGAGACATAGAGGACATATCCCTTGCCGATCCAGGCCCCTTCGGTGATCGCCGCCCATTCAACGTTCGAACTCTTACCCTGGCCGCGCGCCCAGATTGCGAGGAATACCATTTCCTCATCATTGAGCGGCAATCCCACGATGCGCTTCTTTGTGATCGCCCAATACCAATCCCAAAACTCAGCGTGGAAATCGGCAAAAGAGCCGGTGAAAGTCTGAGGGGCGTACTTCGTGAGCCATTCGCGCCAATCATCGGGTATTGCCTGGCGCCGATTTCGGGCCAGGCGTAAACGTGTCTCCGTGATAGCAACAGCGCGTTCGCGCTCTACTGCAACCATTGCGACGCAAGGGGCTCGGCCTCAATAACAATCGCCCTGGCGTCCGCCTCCGACCATCCAGACTCAACCAGTCTCGCCACTTCGGCCTTGACCTTCTCAACCATCTCTTTATCGTGCGCCCTATCGGCATCATTCGCCCGCGGCTGCTGCTTGATGCCCATAATATCGGCCAGCGTCTTCGCGGCGCTCTGTGAATCGTGAAATTCGACCTTGCAGCGATAGCGGGTAACTAAAATTTCGCCCTCTTTACTACCCACGGCCAGAAGTGAGATAGGC